CTAAAATCCTGATTAAGGTAAGGGTTAAATTGCCGCGCTCGTCGTCCAAGCTGCCGCGCAAACCGGCCACGGAAAAGGCCTGGCAGGGCGTGCCGCCGACAAGGATGTCTGGCGCTTCGACCACGCCGGATAGGATTTTGCCGACAAGCAGGGTCATGTCACCGTGATTGGGGATGTGCGGCCAATGGTGGGCAAGGACGGCGGACGGGAATGGCTCGATTTCGGCAAACCATGCGGGCTGCCAGCCCAAGGGTTCCCACGCCACGGATGCGGCTTCAATGCCGCTGCATAGGCTGCCGTAGCGCATTTCAGGTAGCCTTTTCAAAAATCCGGTAGCGGCCGTCGGGTAGGCGTTCGGCTTCGCCGCGCGCTACCATCTCTTCAAAATGGGCTGCGAATTTGATGGCAACGGCTTCGATGCACGCCTGTATAGCTATATCTATAGCGGTGCGCAGGTCGGGCAGTTTGAGGTTGATGGCGTTGCCAAAGGTAATGCTGATGTCGTCTTGTGCGGCCAGCCAGTCGATACGCTCGGTGTCGGGATGGGGGATGGGTTCAAGGTTGATGTGGTCAATGAGATATTGACCGCATCCTTCGCTGATTATCCAACCTGCCTCGGTGGTGGGGTCAGCTGGCTCTAGATAGATAAATTGACCAGGGTTGTTTATCCAGTGCACGCGGTCGCCGAATTTGAATTGTTGGGTCATTTGGGTTCTCCGTTGGTTTGGGGTTTCAGGCTGCCGCGTCAGTGCGGCAGGTCGTTGTCGTCTTTGTCAAAGGCGGCCAGCAGCATCGTGTAGATTGTCAGCGCGGCTGTCAGCAATACCGCCAGTGCGGCCAGGGTGCCGGCGGCATACCAGCAGATTTCGGCTATCTCCCGCATCTCATTCCTCCAAACACCCTTCCAAGCGGGCAATTACGCCGTCTCTAAATTCCAGCGCTTTTTCAAACTGCTCATCAAGCGTCTTGGCGGTATCAAAACCGGGGACATACCAGCCGTTTTCGTCTTCTCCCGCTTCCCTTTCGACCGCGCGGGCGATTTCTTCGGGGAAATCCGCATCTTCAAAGGAGCAGGCCAGCCATTGGTCTTCGGGGTACATCGGCTGCCCGATGGTCAGCACTACGGTGCCTTGGGTGCCGATATTCAAATAAACATCCATCTCATTCCTCCCCCGCCGGTTCGTACACCACACCCGCCGTCGGGTCGGACGCCCATACGGCCATCAGTGCCTGATATTGCGCTTCCGCCTCGGCCGTTTGCTCGCAGCGCCGCCATGCGGCCTGAGCGCTTTCGTCCAACAGCGCGTAGGGCGTGCCCGACAGCGCGGCGCAGTTGTCTGCGGCAGGTTCGGATTCGCTTATCAGGGCAGCCTGAAAGGCACTCTCCCGCACCGCATCGTTACCGGCGGATGCCGCCTGCGGTACGCAGCCCGCCGCCAGCAGCCCGGTGGCGATACCGGCCACTGCGGCCAGCGACAGCACGGCCAGATGGTTTGCTATCTGTTTGACCATTTCACACTCCCTCCACCATATCGGCATCTACCGGCATGCCCAGTTCGGCGGCTTTGTTCATGGCGGCAGCCACCAGATTGTTGACGGCCAGCGGATACAGCAGGCTGGTTTCGCGGCTGCCTTGGGTGCTGCGGCTGCGAATGGTGAGCCGTGCGGCAACGGCATCAACGGCGGCCGCATCCATAATCTGCGCGATGTCGGCACCGGCGCGCTCGAACTTGTGCTTCAGGTAGCCGGTGAGCCTACCGTCGGTCAGCGGCTCAAGGGTAACGATTTCGCAGCGCTGCACCACTTCGCGCACGTTGGGGTTGTTTTCCGAGAGCTTGGTCGCCAGCTCGGTTTGGCCGATCAGGATGATGCCCAACAATCTTTCAAAGCCGTTTTTCAGCTCGTAAAAGCGTTTCAGGTGTTTGAGTGTCGGTATCGGCATACCGTGCGCCTCTTCGATAATCAGCACGTGTTTGTTGCCGGCTTTCGCGCTCTCCTGCAGGGCGCGGTGGATTTGGCGGAAACGGGCTTCCGGGCTGCGTTTGGGCGATGCGCCGGGGGCGACGGCCTCAAGGATGGCTTCGGCAATGTGCACGGCTTTCAGGGTTTTGCCCTTCTGGTCGTTCTCTTCCATCGCCAAAACATACGGCTCAATCATCACAATCTGCCTGCCTTCGCGGCTGATGCGGTCTTGCAGGTCTTCGCGCAGGGTGGATTTTCCCGCGCCGCTCTCGCCTACTGCCGCCATAAAGCCGCCGTGGCAGGCCGTCTGAAACATCGCTTCGCGCACATAGCGCACGTCGGGCGTGATATAGAGATCGTCGGCGCTGTTGATTTCGTCGTTGAAGGGGTCGCGTGCCAGGCCGAAATGGCGGCGGGCGGCTTGTGTCAGGGTGGATTTCCGAAGTAACATTTCTCTGTCCTCGCTTTCATGGTTGGGGATGGGTGCGGCTTCCTGCTCGTTTCTCAGGCTCGCGGGAATGTCCGCACCGTTCTGCTTAAAAAAATCTTTCAATTTCTCACGCAGCGCCGCTGCGTTTTTTTTCGGCCAGTTACCGTGGTTGACTACCGCCACCAGCATCGGCTTGGAGCAGCCGATTTCGGCGGCGGCTTTGGCAAAGGATTTGCCGGTTTGCTGCAGGGCGCTTTTCAGGCTGCCTTCCGTTTCCATTTCACCTCCTTATCCGTTGACAATTCTCAAATGGCTGCGGCGGCTGATGCGCTCGTACACCGCTTCGGTTTCGCTTGACGGCGCACCGTCGGGGAACTCGCGCATCAGGATTTTCACGGCCGTGTTCCAGTTACCGCCCGCCGCTTCGATGCGCGGTTTTAAGAGCTTGGCCAGCTCCACTTTGCTCAGAATCTGTTCGCGTACTTCCATGCGGTTGTATTCCATCTGCTGCCCGCGCTTGGGCATATACAGCGTGTTGCTGGCCGCCAGAGTGTCTTCCTGATGCTTGTAGGGGTCGATCTGCCCGCCGAAGGGAACGGCCTTGCCCTTGCGTTTGGCCGCCGCCGCTTCCAGCGTGTCGGCCTGCATCGCCAGTTTGTCCAGCTCCTTGGCGTGCTGCTGGGCGGCGGTTTCCGCTTGGCCTTTGTACTCTTTGCCAATCACAGCCGCGTCGGCTCTGAAGCCCATCTCGTCAAACACCACCTGCGGCACGGCCTGCCAGATTTCGTTGCCCTCTGCGTCGTAGGTGGCGATGCGGGCGCCCTCGGCTTCCCACGGGTTTTTCGCCACCATCAGTTTTTGGCCGACCAGCACATGCGGAATTTCTTTCACGCTGTAATAGCGGCCGTTGAACCTGATTTCCAAATCGCTCGATACCTTCGCTTCTTTGGGCGCGGATACCGCCAGCTCGCGGCAGTAGTCGGCAGGCGGCGGCAGAATCAGCTGCTCGGCCTTGATTTTGTTCCATGCCTGATAACGGGTCAGACCGTGACGGCTGTGAATCTGCGTGCCGTTGTAGTAGCGCATCCAGCGCTCGGCCAGCGCATTCAGGCGGTCGATATCGGACACTTCGGTAAAGCGCAGGCCGCTTTCAAAGGCGGTTTCGACAATGTCGTTGCCTTTTTCCACCTGTCCCTTGGCGCGCGGATTGCCCGGCTTGTTAATCTGCACATGCACATCCAATGCCTTGCACAGATTCTTAAACACCGCCGAAGTATTCGCGCTGCCCGGGTCGAGCATCACCATGCGCGGCACGCCGCGAAAAGGGTCTTTGAGTACGTCTGCCTTGGCCTGCATCATGTAGATGAAAAAATCACACAGATTCGCGCTGGTTTCGCCGCCGAAGTAGTAGCGGGCGATAATCGTGCCGCTGGCATGGTCGGTGCCGGTGTAGCGCCACACGCGGTCGTTTTCGATGCGCTCCACGTTTTTTGGCTTGTTTTTGTAAAACTCCTCCTGCTTCATCACGCGCAGGCCGCTGTCGTCGCCGTGGCGCGGCAGGTAGTAGAGTACGCACAGGCTCGGGTCGATCTGCCAGCAGTGGTTCGGATGCTCCGATTTCATGCGGTTGACCGGCGCGGGCTGCAAAAGCTGGTCGGGGTGCAGCCGGTATTCGCGCAGCGCGTGGACAATGGTGCTTTCCGATAGCGGCAATACTTCGCCCGTTTCCGTATCGATGCGGCACGCTTCGATTTGCCCGTTGGCGCGCAGCATCTCCACCGCGCGGCCTACCGTCATCAAACGCTTGCCGTTGCGCCGCATCGCTTCCATCAACACTGCCGAAATCAGCTTGGCTTCGGCAAACGGCAGCCCGGTTTGGCCCGCATCGCTGCGCCGCTTGCGGCTCGGTTTCACCGCCACCGCTTCCAGCCTGCGGTAGAGCGTAGCCGCGCTGATGCCCAGCTCTTCGGCCTGCCGTTTCAGATAGGCCGTTTTCTCGCCGCGCCCCAAGGTCTCGGCATGGCGCGACACAGCGGCCAGTTTTTCGGTTAAGGCGGGATTCATCGCTTACTCCCCGTCGCTGCCGCTGTCGCCGTCCAGCCACACCGGTTTGGCATCGGTCGGTGCTTCGCGCGGCAGCGCAAACTGCTCGCGCAGCAGCTCGCAGTCGCGGATGATTTGGTTCAGGCTGCCTACCATTGCCGGTGCATGATCGAAACCGTGCGCCTCGCCGTGTGCGCTCATCTGCTCGAACATTTCTTTCAGGCGGCTGACCTGCGAGCGGATGCCCACTTCCAAGCTGCCCAGCTGCATGGTCAGTTCGCTGCCCACATCGGCGGGCGCGGGTTCTTTCAGGCTGCCTTGTTTTTTGGTCAGCTTCTCGGCCAGTTCGTCGATTTTGCGGCTCTTGTCGGCAATCAGTTTGTCTTTGGCTTCGGCGGTATCACGGCTCTCGCGCAGGGCAAGCCGCAACTCTTTCACGGTCATGCGGTCGACATCGTCCAGCGTCATACCGTTAACCTCTTCACCGTCGGCCAAGCCGGTCAGGGTTATGTCTTCTTCTACCAATAATTCCAGCAGTTTGGATTTGCCCAAACCCAGCAGCTTGGGGGCGGCTTTCTGCATTTGCGGGGTGGCAAACCGCTGGGTGGCAGCCATCAGCCGAGCAGCCTCGCGGTAATGGATGCCGAGTTCCTGTTCGGCCAGCGCACGGAAGCGTCCGTGTTCGGTATGCTCTTTCAGTACAATCAGGGCGCGGCCGAGCTCAAACATGCCTTCCATTGTTTTATAAGCAGCCTGTCTGGCACGTTCGACCCAAGTCGCTTCGTTATAGGTTTCACCGTTTCCCCACTGCTCCATCACCATCACGCTGTGCATGGCAGCGTGGTTGCTATTGGCAACTACTTCGCGCTCGATAATTTCTTGGCTCATGTTTCTTTCACTCCAAAAGTGACGACGTCGTCACATTTCAATTTCTAAAAACTGCCGCTGTCCACACGGCTGCCGATTTCCTGCACCTTGCTTTGCAGCCGCTCCTGCTGTTTGCGGAACCGCTCGGCGATTTGCAGCGTTTTGATGCTGTAGGCGAAATTGCCGTTATCCAGCTTCACCGCCAACCCTTCCGCAATCAAATCGTCCAAATCGCGGCTAACCTGCGTGGCCGTCAAGCCCAGCCCGTCGGCGATTTCCTTGTTGGACAAGCCAATCAGCGGGTGCGCTTCCAATGCTTTAAATACCCTTAAAACCCTTTGGCCTTTACCGCTCATGGCGCCACCTGCTCTTTCAGACCAAGTGCGACAGCAATTTCATGCGCCTTACCGCGATTTGCCTTGACTCCGCCATTCAGAATGCGCGACACATAGTGATAGTCGTAACCGTGCTGCTCACTCCATGCCTTAATGGTTTCCCCGCGATCCTTAAACCGCTTTTTCACTTTTTCAGCGTTCACTTATATCTCCCAATAATTCGTGATAGAATCCAAAAAATGTTTACAACATTGTTGTAAAGTTGTTGCTATTCTATCCAAATAAATTTGGACTAGCAAGAGTTTTGTTTAAATTTTTTGGAATTTATTATGTTTGGTGCGCGATTAAAAAAAGAACGCCTTAAAAATCAAATGAGTCAAGAAGATTTGGCTGAAAAATTGGGCGTGAAGAAAAACACAATTTGGAATTGGGAGAACGAAAAATCCTATCCTAATGCACTTCAAATGATGGATTTTTTGGATTTTGGTCTGAATGTCCAATTTATTTTGACCGGAAAATACCCGACTGACATCCAGTCTGCAAATGACGAATTTGAGATGGTGCCCTTTTACGATGTCAAAGTATCTGCGGGCTTCGGCAGAAACGGGCAAGGCGTATACGAGCCGGATTCCTATCTCGCTTTCCGCAAAGACTGGCTGCACGCCCGTGGTTTGAAGCCAAAGGATTTGTGTTGCGTACAGGCGCATGGGGACAGCATGAGTCCGACTATCGGCAGCGGAGACACGCTCTTGATTGATATGTCGCAAAACGTACCGCGAGACGGGCATATCTACGTTATCCGCAGCGCAGACACCTTGTGGGTCAAACGCATCCAAAGGCAGATCGGAAACAGCCTGCTGCTGATTAGCGACAACGATACCTACCCGCCGATGACGCTGGCAGAAGAAAACCACCACGATGTCGAAATCATCGGTCAAGTCGTCAATGTCTCAAAAGATATTTCTTAAAAAACAGAATAAGGAACACAAATGAAAAAAACGCTGTTTGCAGCCGCCTGTATCATGGCCTGCATTACCATTCCTGCTGCCGCCAAAACCTGCAAAGATTTCCCGACCCAGTAGGCTGCACAGAAATACTACGAATCCCGCAAAGCAAGCAGCCAAACAGGCTGGAAAAGCCTGGATAGGGACAGTGACGGCAAAGCCTGCGACTGCAACCCCGGCGGCAACGGAAGAAACTGCCCCCGCCGCTAATCAGAAAGAGAACCCATGAAACGCGCATTACTGGTTTTATCCCTGCTGGCTTTGGTCTCTTGCGGCGGCCAACCTGCCGCTACCGAAGCACCATCGTCCGAGCCGGCGGCAACTGCCGAGCCGGCCGCGTCCGCCCCGCTTGAAAAAAGGAAAACCCTACCGCTGGACTATGCCGCCTACAGAACGGCAGCCAATGCCGCGTTAAAACAACAAAAATCAAAACTGGTACTGCCTGAAAACATCGAACCCGCCGCCGTACCGGACGAGCCGGGTACGCGGAAAGTAGCACACCATTATCCCGAAGGCTTGGATGTGGTTGTCGAAACCGATTCCGCCGGCCGGATGTTGAACCTGCGCGTTATTTGGCACAGCGACGCCAACCCGAAACAGGCCAAGCAGCTTTCTGCTGCGGCAGCCGTGCTGTTGGCGGCGGCTGATCCCGAAGACCGCAGCCTGGCCAAAGATATCAGCAGCCAGATAGAGCAGGCGGTTGCCGACCACAATCAAGGTAAAGACCCGACGCGAATCGCCACGAGAAACGGCATCACCTACAAAACTACGGTAACCAACCTGCCCAGCGTGGTGCTGACAGCCCAACCCGAATAGGAGTGCCCTATGAAAACCACCTATATCGTCCAGCCATTTGTTTTGCAAAAAATCAAAGGGCAAAATGTACTGAAGCCCGAAACGCCGATGCAGTTCAATCACGAAGACGATGCCCTGCGCCGCGCCGAACGCATGGCGGAAAAGTTTGACGGGGTGGTGGCCGTGTCGCAGGAATATGACGAAGACAGCGGCGAAATGGGCAAAACCGTGCTGCTGCGGCAGATAGGCCAAGTGCCGGAGGATATTGCCGACAGCTTTTCCTAACTAAAGTTAAGGCAGCCTGAAAACCGTTTCAGGCTGCCTTTTTGCTGCGCGCGCCGTTTTTTAAAGCCGTTTAAAAGCCCGAAACCACTCCCGTATCTAAGATGCCGCCATCTGATACGGGAGTTTTTTATGCACATCACACTCACAGCTGGACACAGCAACACCGACCCAGGCGCTGTCAACGGCTCCGACCGCGAGGCGGATATTGCGCAGGACATGCGCAATATCGTCGCCACCATCCTGAAAAGCGACTACGGCCTATCCGTTAAAACCGACGGTGAGGGCAAGGGCAATATGCCGCTGCGCGAAGCGGTCAAGCTGATTGCCGGCAGCGCTTTGGCCGTCGAGTTTCATACCAATGCGGCCGCGTCGAAACAGGCCACCGGCATCGAAGCGCTGGCTCTGCCCAAGCACAAAGCCGTCTGCCAGCGGCTGTGTAAGGCGGTGGCGGATGTGAGCGGCTGGAAGCTGCGCGGTGAAGGCGGCTACAAGCCGGACAACGCCGGCCAGCACAGCCGTCTGGCCTACGCCCAGCACGGCGGCATTATTTTCGAGCCGTTTTTTATTTCCAATGACACAGATTTGGCAACTTGGAAACAGCGCAAATGGCCGATTTGCCGCGCCATTGCGGCGGCCATTGCGGCAGAGGCGGGCAAGTGATGAAGCTGCTCAAACCGTTTGCCGGTCTGTTCACCAATCCCGCTACCGGCGCACTGTCGCACAGCAAACTGTGGGCGAACATCGCCGCCGCGCTGATGACCTACAAATTCGCCACCGCCGCCGAATCCGCCGAATGGATGTGGTGGTGCTACGGCGCAATGGTCGGCGGCTACGCCCTGATTAAGCGCGGCATTGCCGCCGTCCCGCAAATCGAGCAAATCCGCACGGAGGCTAAAAATGATGCTGCCGATACCGAGTAAAGCGCTGCTGGCGGGCAGCCTGAAAACCGCGCTGCCGCTGCTGCTGGCTGCCGCGCTGGCCGCTTACAGCTACCGCGCCGGTTATTTGAAACGCGATGCCGCCGCCAAGCTGGAATCCGCCCAAACACAGCAGGCGCATGATGCCGCCCGCCTGAAAGCCGAGCAGGAATATTCCGCCAAGCTGGCCGCCGCCGCTGCCGAAAAGCAGCGCTGGTTTGACTATGCCCAAGCGCAGTCCGCCCGTCTTGCCGCAACCGAACGCAGCTTGGAGCAAAAACAACACGCCATCCGGCAGGAGATACCCCATGCGATACGCAAAGACAATGCAGACGGCCGCTGCTTTGGCGGCCTTGGTGCTGACAGCCTGCGCCTCTACCGCCAAGCCTTCGGCTACAGCGCCGATTAAAACGGTAGCCGTACCCGAAATGCCGTCCGCCCCCTTTGGGCTGCTGGTCGAACACGAGCGCCCCGCGCGCCCGGCCGGCGGCTCACCCGAACAGCTGCTAAACCACGCCGTGCAATACGGCGGCTACTGCCAAAAGCTCGAAGCCCAAGTATCGGGCTGGCAGGCGTGGTACCGGCGGGGGGTGAAAACCGAATGAGCGACATCATCGACCGCGCATCCGAGCGCGAAGCGGAGCTGCTGGCCGAAGCGCTGGCCAAACACCAAAGGCCGTCTGAAAACCGGGGCAGCCTGAGCCATTGCGAAGACTGCGGCGAACCGATACCCGAAGCGCGGCGCAAAGTCGTTTCAGGCTGCACGCGCTGCATCGGGTGCCAAGAGCTGCATGAGATGGGGCGTTAAACATGGACAACAAAACCTTTATCAGTATCGAATTTTGGCAGCTGGTGGGCTTTTTACTGTCGTTTCTCGGCGTGTGCTGGGGCTTCGGCAAGATGCTGCTTGCCCAGTTCCAAGCCCAGCAGGAGGAGCGGCAGAAACAGCAGGCGCGGCTGCATGAAAAAGTGGAGCAGCTGGAAAACCAGTTTGCCGAACAAAAAGCACTGCTGCCGGAAAAATACGTGCTGCGCGACGACTACATCCGCAACCAGGCCATACTCGAAGCCAAGATGGACAGCATCCAAAAAACCCTTACCGACCTCTACAAAATGGAAAGCCAGAAAAAATGAACGAAAAAGCCCGCCGCGAAGGCATGCGCTGGCATTTGGTCAACACCCTGCACAAAGCCCGTCCCTACACCACCAGCGAAGTGTTTCTGCTCGACGTGATGCGCGGCATCTATCCCGATGCGACCGCGCTCGAATTGCGCCAGCAGCTCGACTATCTGGCCGACCGCAAAATGGTGGAGCTGAACAAGCAGCCCTCGGGCATGTGGTTTGCCGATCTGACCAGCCTGGGCGTGGATATTGCCGAATACACCGTCGAGTGCTATCCGGGCATTGCCCGCCCCGAAAAATACTGGGAGGGATGAGATGGCCAAACGCAGCGCAATCGATACCCTGCCCGAAGACATCCGCCACGCGCTCGAGCGCAGGCTGTCGGAAAACGGCTTTGCCAATTACACCGAGCTGACCGATTGGCTGAACGCGCAGGGTTACGAAGTCAGCCGTTCCGCCGTCCACCGCTACGGCCAGAAGGTCGAGCGGCGTTTTGCGTCCATCAAAGCCAGCACCGAAGCCGCGCGCCTGATTGCCGAAGGTGCGGCCGACGAAGGCGACACCCGCAGCGAAGCCCTGATGGCAATGGTGCAGACCGAGCTGTTCGATTCTTTGGTGCAGATCGGCGAAATCAACGACGACGAGCTGTCGCCGGTTGCCCGTTTCGATTTGATGAGCGAAGGCGCAAAGCGTATCGCCGGACTGGTATCGGCCAGCACCCGCCTGAAAGAATATCAGGCGAAAGTAAAAGCCAAAGTGGTCGCCGTGGCCGAAGACGCGGCCAAGCAGGCGAAAAAAGGCGGCCTCTCCGATGAAGCCGCCGAAGCCATCCGCAAACAGATTTTGGGAATCGCATCATGATGCCGTCTGAAAGCAGGCAGCCTGAAAAAACCGAAGACCGCACGCCTGCGGCCTTGTTGCCCTACCAGCAGCGCTGGTGCGCCGACACATCGCCGGTGAAACTGTGCGAAAAGTCGCGCCGTATCGGCCTAAGCTGGGGCGAAGCCGCCGACACCGCCTTACTGGCCGCGTCCGAAAAAGGCATGGATGCCTGGTATATCGGCTACAACAAAGACATGGCGCTCGAATTTATCCGCGACTGCGCCAACTGGGCAAAGTTTTACAACCTGGCCGCCGGCGAAATCGAAGAAACCGAAGAAGTGTTTGTCGAGGGCGACGACAAAAAATCCGTATTGGCCTTTGTTATCCGCTTCGCTTCCGGCTGGCGCGTTACCGCCTTGTCCAGCCGCCCCAGCAACCTGCGCGGCAAACAAGGCCGCGTAATCATCGACGAAGCCGCCTTCCACGAGCAGCTCTCCGAGTTGCTCAAAGCCGCAATGGCCCTGCTGATGTGGGGCGGACAGGTGCACATCATCTCCACCCACGACGGCGTGGACAACCCGTTCAACGAGCTGATTACCGACATCCGCGCCGGCAAGAAACCCTATTCCATCCACCGCATTACCTTTGACGAAGCCGTTTCAGACGGCCTTTACCGCCGCATCTGCCTGCGGCTCGGGCGCGAATGGACGGCCGACGGCGAAGCGGCATGGTGCAAAGAAATCCGCGATTTCTACGGCGAAGACGCATCCGAAGAGCTGGACTGCATACCGAAAAACGGCGGCGGCAAATGGC